AACTTTATATGTTTTACCATCAACTTCAAATTCATCTTCACCTTTTTCTTTTGCTTTAGTAACAGCAGCTCCAAAGGCATTACCTTCGTTCTTTTCACCCTTACCACTCCATGCCTTATCAATTTTATTGAAGAACTCTTTCTTTTCTTCATCTGACATTGATGGAATAGATTTACCTGCTTTTTCTAAAGTTTTTCTAAAAAATTTTTGATAGTCAGATTCTTCTGACATAATCTGTCTAAGTGTTTCTTTGATGTCTTCTCTGGTAATATTCATAATTGCCAATCTTGTTTTATAGTTCCGATATCGATTTTGATATTCTATTTAACCTTTCTCTTATCTTAAAGAGATGACTTTGTGTTCGTTTCCATTGGTCTTCGGATTTTAATCCACTTTCTTGTTTAATCTTACCATACCACTTTAGAAATGATTCCATTTCTGAAAGTTGTTTGTTGATTCCTCTAATCCCTAAACCAATTTTTTGTTTTGGAGTTCCATCAGATTTTCTAAGTTCATTCCAACGATTCTCATTAACTTTAGTATAACCACCACTTACTTTAATAATATGGTCTACATCAGACTCTGCTTCATCATCAGTCCCATCGGTATCTGTAAATGCATTTGGGGTATTATAACCTGCTACATTACCAGTAGTGGTTGCCTCATCAACATCTAAGTTTTCTTGCTCTATTTCTGCAATTAAATCTTCAATTAATTCTTTCAGATTCATAGTTTACTCTTCAATTCTTTTATTAATTCATATGACATCATTATTGATGAAACATGATTATCCGAAACATTTTTACCAATCTTAACTTTAGATAAAACAGAAATAGTTTCCTTTAACTTAATTTTAGTTACTTTATCGGTAACCTTAGATTCAATTGAGTTTAATTCTTTTATAATAGTTGGAATCTGTTTTGTTACATACGATTTGAATCCAGTTGTATTAGTTAAATTATTGATGTACTCTTTTAATAAAGATTTTTGCGATTCATTTAAGTTAGAATATTTTTTATTGAAAGTTTCTACTAAAATTTTATAAGTAAGTAATCTTAAATCTTTTTCTTGTTTTTTATAAGATTCAACTAATTTATCTTTTTTTAATTGAGTTTTAGTTGCTGTATTAGATGTAATACTTTCAATAAGGGTAATTTTTGAATTGAATACATCCTTAACATCGTAGTTATTCATCTGTTTAGATTCAAAAATCTTATAGATAGATGCCATCAAACGATAATTAGATATAGGAGAAGATAAGAATTCATCCATATTGAATGATTCGTTAATCTTTTTAATTAGATTATACTTCTCTTTATGTAATTGTTTCTGGTCAATACGATTATGAGCTTCGTTAACAGTATCAATGAACTTTTCAGCTCTGGATTCTGAACTATACTTTTCCTTCATAAGAAGTTCGTATAATCTCAACTCTTTGTTTAACTCTGTTTTTGGACTAAAAAACTCACTTACGATTTTTTTAGCTTTTTCCGTGGTATCACCATTAAGAACTTCTAACGTAATTTGTCTTACGAGAAGTTCAAACAGTATACCTGTATTCTTAAATTTTGAATGTTTTACCCTCTTCATTGTGTTTTTATCCTATAATAATATATGAATATACGATAGCATACATCGTATATAAATATAAGTTAATTTTGATTTCCTAAATTTTTATTCATCAATCAAATTTGCGTCATCTAAGAAGTCTCCGTTTTCACTCATCAACCTTCTTTTTGCTGAAACTCCGTTAACGTATTCTTTCGCAACTTTTTGCGTAGTTTTACTAACTTTACTTTCAGTTTTCTTTAACGCTTTTTGATTTTCTTTTTTACCAAGTGGGTCTCTCCCAAGTGGATGTTTATCTTTTCCATAGGTGTTTCCCTCTCTTGGTCTACCACCTTTGTTTTTTAACTCAGTCTTTAATTCTTCCAATTCATCTTCAATATCAGTAGGTTCTGCTTCCATTGCAGGGTCGTTACCTTCATCCTCAATTGAACGATATCTGAACCTATCTTTTAGGTCATCAATAAGTTGTTCTTTTTGGGAATCAACTTCATCTTCACTAAAGTTAAATATATTTTTATATGTCCAATCTTTAGATACCATATTTAGTTGTTGAATATCAGAAACCAATCTAACCTTTTCACTCCAAAGATTTACTTTTTCTTGCTCATAGATTGTAGATGGATTAACTAAGTCTAATTCAAAATCTACCATATCAGTTCCCTCAATACCTTGAGCAGCTAAATGAGTTACTGCAATCTTAGTTAATTCTGATATTAAAGTTCTTTGTATTCTTTCGATTGTTCTTGCGAATCTTACATCTTCTGCAGCAAGAGTTGCTTTACCATTTACATTCTCATCATATCCCAAATATGCTTTTGGAATCTTTAGAGCTGCGAATAGTTTATTCTTTAAGTAATCGATATCATCAATAGCAGTATATTCTAAACCACCTAATGAATCTATTTGAGTTCCACTATCACCACCCCTAACAGGTAAAAAGAAATCTTCAGTTAGGTTTTGGATATTATATTTTAAGTTGTAATCTCCAGTTCTTTTATCTACGAATGGAGTTTTTTTCATTTTACTAATAATTTTTTGCATATAGTTATCAACCTCTTGTGGAGGAATGTTACCAATATCAATTTTGAAAACTCTCTTGTCTGGTGCTCTCATGATTCTATGAATTAACATAGCATCTTCCATAAGAGAAACTTGTTTCCAAATTCTTCTACCATTTTCAATCATTGCTTTTCCATATGGTAAGAAGTTAGTATCTGATAATAATCTAAAGTGTACTACCTCATAGTTTTCATATTCACCTTTACCTGCGGGGTCATGGTTTAATTTGAACTTTACATAGTTTGGATTATTTGGGTCAGTATTTTCCATTCTTTCAAGTTCATAAACAGGAAGTGGTTTTACATTAAGAATACCAACACCTGGTTGAATTTCTTGTAGTAAAAAGAAATCACCATACTTTACCATATTTCGTGTCCATGACCATAGGTTAAATTCTATATTCAAAACATCATAGAAAAGGTTTTCTAGTATTTCTTTTATTTTTTCGTTTTTTGATTTTATTTGTACAACTTCTCCAAATTCATTTTTAAGTGTACATTCATCTGCGTAGATATCTAATGCTGATGAGATAATTGGGTCATTATCCATTGCATCATAATCTCTAAAAAGTTCTCTACGAACTTGATGGTATGCCATTGATTGAGCTGCCATCTGGTCTCCATAAAAAGACCTTTGTAGTTTAGTGTACCTATCTCTTATATTCATAAGATTAGTACCACCTTGTTGTCTATCATCAGTATCAACAACTCTCCTTTTTCCATCTTTATCAACCTTTACGATTGCTTGAGTAGAAAAAAGTTTTGTTAATCTTTGAAAGAATGAACTATTGTTTTGTGCTTCTGCCATTTTATTTTCTTATTTTATAACCTTTATTTATTTACCATGCTTTACAACTCCAATACCTAGCCTTATGTCTTGGTCCTGGTGTATCACAATTATGTCTTGCTCTAAATGCTTTTTTTCGGTCTGGATTATCTTTCTTAATCCTCATAGTTTTCTCACCTGCTTTTTTTGCAGATGTTCCACCATGTCCAAAGTTAACCTTCACAACATTTCCTTTTGGATTTTTAACATACACTTTGAACTTCTTTACATCACCAGCCATCGGTTTGTTTAACTTAATATCTCTACCTTGATATTCTGCTTCAGTAATGTCCTCTTTTATGTTTTTTAGAAAGTGAACAAACTCTTTCAAATCTTGATAGTTTTCAACATCGTATTCTTCGATAGTTTCATCTATTGATAATTTGAATTCATTATAAAGTTCTTTAGAATAATTTTTCATACTTAATCCCTATTTAACCTATACTATATAAATATAAAACTTTTATTTTATAACCATTTAGTTAAGTCCTCTACATTATCCTCACCAATTTTCATCTGCCATGGATTTTCATCAACATCAGTTGAACCATATACTCCACTATAAGTATAAGATGAAATACTGTTGATTGCTTGTTTAGTTAAATCAATTCCTTCTTGTCTTAATCTAAGTGCGGTATCACGAACCCATAGTGATATTGCTAATGACATTGTTAAGTCATCATTATATCCACGCATTGCTTCTGCTCTACCATTCATCCATATAAATGTGAATAATTCATCAATAGTTCTAACTGAACGTATTATAATTGATTTCTCTCTTATATACTCCTCTAACTTTGAAATAATCAAAGGTCGAGTTCTTGATGTAGTTGAGAATCCTGCAATCATTCCTTTATCTTGTGACCTGTATCTATTCGAATGTTGGTGTTCAACATCTACATATTTCAAGTCCTTACTCATGTAATATAAGTTAGGATAGTTTCTATCAATCACTTGTTGAATAGTTGCCCAACCAATATTTGCGTTTTCAATTACAAGTAATGCTTGATTATATTCAGTTGCTAATGCAACTAAAAAATTACCAAAATCTTTTGTATCTAGTTTGCCCCTATACTCAGCAACTTGTTCAGAATCTTCAACATCAATTACATGAGCAGCTGAATAATCCGATGAATCTCCTCTAGAAACATCGGCAACAACCATATATGATTTATTGTAATCTGGGAATTGCCATTTCCATAAGTTTCCATCAAAACCAGTTTTTTCTAAAGGTTCTTGTACATAAGTTTCCTTATAAAATTGAAGTACTTGTGGGTCAATTACCGAATCACCAGAAGATACAAAATCACAATCACATTCTTGTGCTGCTCCTTTTGGTCCTAATAGAGTTTCTTGTTCATCTCTCCAATCTTGGTTTCTTTCTGGATGAACTGACCAATGTAGTCTAATATTATTAAATCCATTAGTACCATCTTCAGAACCTACCCAAGTTTTGTGAAAGAAGTTACCTACACCATTTGGAGTAGATAAAATAATTGCGTTACCACCAGTAGATAATGTAGATTGTGCCGATACCCATATCTCTTCAATCTTATCAATGAATGCTGCCTCATCGAATACTAAAAGGGATAGTGCTTCAGAACGACCTGCATCTCCTGCTGCTGATGTTGCTTTTATCTGAGACCCATTTGAGTATCTAAGGGATAGTTTATTATCTTCAATAGTTGTTAACTTTAACCAAGAAGGAAGATAACTATTCATTACTCTAACCTTTGTTACCAAGTTTTTGGCAACTTCTTGTTTTGTTGCAATTACTAAACAATTAAAGTCATCGTTAAACAACATTTTCCATAAAGAGAATCCTGCCGTTAAAGTCGATATACCAGTTTGTCTGGATTTAAGAATGATATTATATCTATGGTCTTTGAACTCATTTAGAGTTTCTTCTTGGAAAGGATATAGGTGAAAAGGAATTTTACCCCTAACAGGATGTTGAATCATACAATATTTACGCATGAAATAGGTTGGGTCAGAAGCACACTTCTGATACTCAATCTTAATTATTTCTTTTAATGATGATTTCTTAGCCAAACTAAATTTATTTTTTTCCTATTTTCCAATACATACCACCAGTAATAAATGGTGCTAATTGTGAGGTATTAGAATTATTCTGAATACCTATACCCAATTGATATAAATTATTCTTTTTATTTTTTAGGATTAACCCAGCTCCAACATTACTGATTATATCTTCTTTGTTGAAACCACCATTCAATCCCCAATAAAATTCATTCTTTGGTAATTCTTTTACAATTGTTGTGTTATACACAGTTGGGATTTGGAAGAACCAATCCACATCTCTTGATTGGATTTGGTTTTGTGAAATGATATCAGTTAGGATACCATATCCTAAAGTTGGATTTGGTTTCTTTCCTAATGAATCAGTAACACCTTTTGGAAAATCATATGTAAGATTAAGTGTATCCTTTACTTCGTACTTTGCGAAATAATCTTCTACAATTTTCAATGTATCAATATCGATAGGAACTTCAACTTCAACAGTTTCAGTTACTACTTTAGTAATGTACTTTGGTACATATGTTGGAACTTTAACTGTTTTCTCTACAACAATAGTATCAACTTTTTGTTCTAACAATTCATAATCTTTACCATCTACATTTACTATTTCTTTTTCCCCTTCTTCACCACCACAACTTCTTAATAACAATACCACACATAGTGCCATTATCATTATTGTTTTCAAATCAAATTTCTTTAACCAACTCATAATTCATAGGTTTTAATTTCTCGTAGGCAGCGTTTCTTTTTTCTATAACTTCGATAAGTTCTTTTT